ATGGCTGGCAAGATCAGGCATCTCATCAACCGGTCCGGGCGGTATCACGCCAGACTTGTTGTCCCTAAAGACCTACGCGGCACTGTCGGTAAGACCGAGCTTCGCAGCGCGCTAGGAGCAGACTACAGGCAGGCACTCAAACTCCTACCCGGCGCTGTGGCGCAGCTACAGCACCAGATCGCGCTGGCCGAGCGCGAAGCGACGCAAGGGCGGCATAAAGCAGAACACGCCCGTTATCCTCTGGCTCCGGATCAAATCGCTCTGAGCCACTACATTCAGCGTCTGGCCTATGACGATCTTTTACGAAATGATTCACGATACGCGAACTCCGGCATTGATGATCTCTATGTCTATCAACTGCGCCAAGCAGTAGCAGGCCGCTGCAGTGATGATGAGCTGCAATCGCTCATATGTGATCAACTCGAGAGATTTAGGGCAGCTGGGAATATCGATGCGGTGCAGGGCAGCGATGAATGGCGGGTGATCGCTCGTGCCTTGTGTAGTGCAGAGCTAGAGGCTTTGGCGCGGGTCGCTGAGCGTGATGAAGGTGACTACACCGGCACGCCCACGGCACCGATAATTAAGGACGCTGCGCAGGCTGACAAAGCGCCAGCGCCAGTCAGCTTGACCGGCCTTTGGACCGATTATTTGAACAGTCGCATGCAGGCCGGTTTTATGCGCGACAAGGGACTGCGGCAGCGCCCAGTGATCGACAACCTGCGCAAGTTTCTCAAGCACAACGACGCTGGTCGCGTCACGAAGAAAGACGTGCTGGCTTGGCGAGACCACCTTATGAAAACGCTATCGCCAAAAACGGTGAACGATATTTACCTCTCAGCTTTGAAGTCCGTGTTCGCTTGGGCTGTAGAAAATGATCGGTTGCCCGATAACGTGGCCGCGACAGTGCGACAGCCAAAACCGCGCAAAGTGTATGGCCGTGAACGAGGATACACTGATGACGAAGCAAAGAAGGTATTAAAGGCGTCACGCACTTATCAATCGACTCCGGACGAGTTCGGGCGGGTGCGCGAATCTACGCAGATGGCAAACGTGAAGCGATGGGTGCCTATCATCTGCGCGTTTACAGGTGCGCGGGTGTCAGAGATCATCCAGTTGCGAAAAGGGGACGTGACCAAGGTGGGTGAGCATTGGGTCGCTCGGATCACCCCGGATGCTGGCACTGTCAAATCGGGTGGCTACCGAGACGTGCCGTTGCATCCACAGATAGTTTGTGAGGGCTTCGTGAAATTCGTCGAAGATGCTGACGAAGGGCCACTGTTCCATAACGCTACTAAACCCGAGAAGTTCAGAGGTGCGGCTGTGATCGTCTCGAATAAACTGTCAGACTGGTTGCGCAAGGACGGGCTGGTGCCAGATGGCATTCAACCCAACCACGCTTGGCGGCACAGGCTCAAAACGCAGTGCCGAGAACTAGGTATCTCTGATCGTGTTGCAGATGCCATTCAAGGACACGCGGGCAGGACCGCAGCCGATAGCTATGGTGATGTGACGATTAAGACCAAGGCTGATGCAATCGCTCAACTGCCCGACTACAAACTGAAAATGTAATAATATAACATTTAGTGGATTCACAGCGATTTCGCGGTGTGGTATATAGATACCACCCTGTATGGAATGCTGAATGTCCCTGATCGACCGTTTCCTTCGCAAGCACGAATCCAAGGCCCTCAGCCTGACCGATCCAGAGGCTTTTGGCCTGTTTGGTGCGACGCCAACCGCTACCGGCATTCATGTCAGTGGCAACTCAGCCTTGCGCGTTCCAGCCTTTGCCTGCGCCGTTGCGCTGATCTCTGAGACCATCGGAGCGATGCCTGCAAAGGTCCATCTGACCGACACCAAAGAAGCAGCTAAGGGGCAGGGCGCTTACCGCCTTGTGCATGATGAGGCAAACGAGTGGACCTCTGCAGGGCAGCTGCGCGAACACCTGACCATCGACGCGCTGCTGACCGGCAACGGCTACGCCCACGTTGTCAGGTTGACCGATGGCGCACCCTTTGAGCTGCACCGGATTGATCCTGCCAGTGTGCGCACAGATCATGAGCCGGACGGTGAACCTTTCTACATCGTTCAGACCGATCAGGGACCGCGCCGCTACAGCTACCGCGATATCCTGCATATCCAGCCTTTCGGTGGCGTCTCACCGATCACCCTTGGCCGTGAGGCCATCGCCCTGAGCCTTGCCTTTGAACAGCACATCGCCAGCCTGTTTGCCAATGGTGCGCGCCCTTCCGGCATCATCAAAAGCGAAAAGGTGCTGGACGTAGAGGCCAAGAAAAAGATCGCGGCCTCTTGGTTCAACACTCATGCGGGGCGCAACGCCGGTGGCACCGCGATCTTGGACGAGGGCATGAGCTACGATCAGCTTTCTATGACCCTTGCCGACGCGCAGTTCGCAGAGAACCGGCTTGAACAGATACGCGAGATCGCCCGCGTCTTTCGTGTGCCGCCGACAATGCTTTTCGAACTGACACGCGGCACATGGTCCAATACCGAAGAGATGGCGCGCCAGTTTTACGCGATCACGCTCAAGCCGTGGCTGGTCAGCTGGGCATGGGCCTATGCCCGCGTCCTGTTCACACCAGAGGAACGCGCAGCCTTCTACATCGAATTTGTCACCGACGATCTGTTGACCACCAATGCCACGGCGCGCGCCGGTGCCTACGGTCAGTATCGGAGCATGGGTGCGATGACGGCAAACGAGGTGCGCAGCGGTCTGAACCTTGCACCGCTTGCCGAAGGGAACAGCCTCGCCAACCCCTACACCACATCCGGTGCGGCTGAACCCGTGGTGCAGGAGCAAGCAGCATGATCACGCACATTGGATTTTTCGGCACGGCTGAGCACAAATTCACCCTGACCGACGACATGATTACCGAGCTGGAGCGCATCACCGACACGGGCATTGGCGCTTTCTATCAGCGCGCCGTGTCGATGCTGTTCAAAGCTGACGATCTGGCCCACGTCATTCGGCTTGGCCTGATCGGGGCGGGCATGCACCCGCAAGAGGCGATGCAGCTTGTCGATACCTATGCGCGCAATCGCCCGATGGCTGAAACATTCCCCCTGGCACTTGATATCCTTGACGCCCGCTGGAACGGCACAGCCGAACCTGCCATCGGAGACACCTCGGCATGACCACCCGTTTAGAGTTCAAAGCTGATCTGACCGTCACGCCCGAAGGCATCATCGAAGGTATTGCGTGGCCATTTGGTAGCGCTGATCGCGTCGGTGATGTGATCGAAAAAGGTGCGATTGCTGCACCTGTCACGCTGCCGATGCTGTTTGCCCACGATCAGGGGCAGGTCATCGGCGTCTGGGATCAGATCGAAGAAACTGATGCAGGTCTGACCGTCAAAGGTCGTCTGCTGATCGACGATGTGGCGCGCGCCCGCGAAGTGCAGGCGATGATCAGCGCCAAAGCCGTGTCGGGCCTGTCCATCGGCTTTGTCACCACCAAGTCAACACCCCGCGCCAAGGGCCGCACCATCACTGCGCTGTCCCTGCATGAAATCTCTGTTGTCGCTGTGCCGTGCCATCCGGGCGCACAGATCACTTCACTGAAATCGGACGGCACCGCAAACCCTATCAAGGAACAAAACATGAATCCCGAGACTATCGAAGATCCGATCAATCCATCTGCACCGGCCAACGCGCCCCAGATGGACACCAAAGCCTTTGACGAAATCAAGTCCCGGCTGGACAAGATCGAAGCCAAGGCAAACCGCCCGCAAGGCGTCCACATCACCGGCCCGGTTACAGACCCCGAAACCAAGGCGTTTGGTAACTTCCTGCGCCGGGGCGTCGAACGTATTGCGCCAGAGGAAGTCAAAGCCCTGACCGTCGCCAATGACGCCAGCGCGGGCTATCTGGCACCGCAAGAATTTGGCAGTGAGCTGATCAAACTGCTGACAGAGTTCAGCCCGATCCGGTCCTATGCGAAAGTCATTTCGATCAGCGCACCGTCAATCGTTTATCCGCGCCGCGTCACCGGCACCTCTGCAACGTGGGTTGCCGAGATCGCGAGCCGCACAGCGTCTGGCATGACCTTTGAACAGGTGACGATGACACCGCACGAGCTGGCGACGTTCACGGACGTGTCGAACGCGCTGCTTGAAGACAATGCCTACAATCTTGAAGGCGAACTACTGTCTGACTTCGCAGAATCTTTCGCGAGATCAGAAGGGCTGGCGTTCGTCAAAGGCACCGGCGCTGGGCAGCCGTTCGGCATCATGGCCGCATCTGGCATTGCTGAGCTGAAAACCGGCGTTGCGGCGAACTTCCCGGCGTCAAACCCCGCTGACGTGCTGATCGCGATGTATCACAAGATCGCCACGACCTACGCGCAGTCTGGTGTCTGGATGATGAACCGCAACACGCTGGCCATTGTCCGGCAGTGGAAAGACGGCAATGGCCGCTATCTCGTGCTGGACCCGATCACCGCTGGTGCACCTTCTACGCTGCTTGGCCGTCCGGTGATTGAGATGCCGGATATGGACGACATCGGCGCGGGCACTTACCCGATCCTGTTTGGCGACATGCAGGGCTACCGGATCATTGACCGCGTAGGCCTGACCACGTTGCGTGACCCCTACAGCCTTGCTGTGAATGGTCAGGTGCGTTTCCATGCCCGCAAGCGTGTCGGTGCTGACGTGACGCACCCTGACCGCTTCATCAAGTTGAAGTGCGCGGCATAAGATGATGCAGCGGCACGCCTCTGAAATCGCTCTGGCCTACGGTGGTAACACCATCTGGCTCAAGCCGTCGTTGCGTGCCGCGACGCACCTTGAGGCATTGCATGGCGGGTTTCCCGCCTTGCTTTTGAAGCTGCATGAGTTTGACACCGAGACGATCCGCGAGATCATCCGGTATGCAGCACCGGACCGTGTGGCTGCGCAGACATTGCTTAATGCCCTGTCTGGCGCTTCCCTGCGCAAGGTCCAGAAAGTCATGCTTGCACCAGCCTTCGCACTTCTCACAGCGCTGATGACCCCGGTATCTGAAAGGATCACGGGCGAGGCCGCGAAGGCACCTGCAGCTAAGGCAGTCGCATGGGCTGATCTGTATGCAGACCTATACAAACTGGCGACCGGTTGGCTTGGCTGGACGCCAGACACGGCTTGGAACGCTACGCTGTCGGAAATCCTGAACGCCTTCGACGGTCATGTCGATCAGCTCAAAGCGGTTCATGGTGGCGTAGAGGACGAAGATACCAGCGGATTGACCATGACCAGCGATCAGCGTCAGACGAACATCGATGCTGGCCTTGACCCCGACTTTGATCGGGAAGGGCTGCGCGCCTTGAAAGCCAAGATGACATGACCCGCCCACCTCATCTTTGCATCTGTGGTGCCATCGTGGCGCATGGCTCGCGCTGTGCCTGCAGGGTTGCGGCCACCCGTGCGCGTAACAAGCGTCATGACGCGAACCGGCCCAGCGCACGCGAGCGTGGCTATACACGCCAATGGGAAGTTGCCCGTAAGGAATGGCTGCAATTCAATCCAGTCTGCACACATTGTGGCTGCAACGCCTTAGCAACTGTAGTGGACCACATCACGCCGCATAAAGGCGACATGATGCTGTTCTGGGATAAACACAATTGGCAGAGCCTTTGCGCCCCTTGCCACAACCGGCACAAGCAACGGCTGGAGTGGATAGGATGAAGCCGCTTGCCGTTTACTTACAGGTTTTTCAAAGCCTCAAGCTCTGGGAATGGCAAGTATTTAACATCTGGCCTTGCACACAATGGACTGTTCATCGTGTGTCCGGACAGGAGACCGTTCTTAATGCTTATTGCCATGGTTTGACGGCCAGTGAATCCACCATAGGCATTCTTCGTGTTCGCTTTTACGCAGACGCCCTGACCACCGTTGGAGAACGTTGCCACGTTGGAAATCTCGGCGTCTCGAACTCCATAGGGATCGCGCAAAAGATCGCGAGCATCACGAACAATCTGCGCCTTAATCGCCGGACTTGCCGGCACAGCTGCAGCTATTGCGCCGCTATAGTTTTCGGCAGTCTGCGGAGCGCAGGCAACCACAATCGTTGCGATGGCAACGACAGCAACAATCTTCTTCATCTTTCATCCTTTGGAATTAGGCGAAATGCCACAACACTCGTAGTCACACCAAATTCTGTGATCGTTCAAGTAGAAAAGATTGTCGGATGAAACAGGACCAAGCCCTCTGGTGTGAAGTGTTGTCCTTGGCGATCAACGACGCGCTCACCGGCACATCCTTTGCCTCCAAGAACCGCGCCACGCGCATTCATGAGATTGAGCGCAATCGCAAATATCTCACGGTCCAGAACGTCGACTTTGACATGGTATGCTCACTCGCCGGTGTCGATCCGGTCGCCACCCGTGAGCAATTGATCAGGCGCATTGCAGATGCACCAGCACCTGAAGAGCTGATTAGCGTCAAACGCCGCCCACAGCGCCGCACGACCCGATCCCGCGAGCGGGCAAGCACCATGCGGGGGGTAGGCAAGAACATTGCGCAGGATCAGGGGACCGGCGGGGGGACAGTCGCACAAGAGACACCGAATATAACTTTTCAGGATAGAACCGTATGACGACCACACCACTGCCATTGCTCAAATCACAGTTGAACCTTGAGCATGATCTGGACGACGCACTGCTGACGCACAAGTTGGCCGTAGCGGAAGAATGGATTGCGAACCACACCGGTGTGCCTTTTGCCGAGCCGGTGCCTGCGTCCCTGATCGAAGCCGCATTGCAGCTTGCCGCCTACTGGTATGTCAGCAGGGAAGCCGCAACAGATATGCGCCTGACCGCTGTGCCATTTGGCGTGATGGAGCTGATGGCCCCTTATCGCGAGAGTGTGACCGGCTATGCCGCGGCTTAAAGGATCAACGGAACTCGAGCGCCGTCTTCTCGCCATCCCGCGTGAGGTGTTGGCAGAGCTGCGCCCAGCGCTAGTTAAAGGCGCGCAGGACATAGCAGATGCCATGGAGCTGCTTGCACCTGAGGACACTGGCGACCTCGTGAATACCATCACGGTCACCGGCCCGGGTGGCACAACGCCCGCTTACGCGTCCGGCGGTGGCAGTGTGACCCTTGCCGACAACCAAGCCGCAGTAACAGTGGGCAGCCCAGATATGCGCCATGGCCACCTTCAGGAATTTGGCACCGTGAACCATGAGGCGCAGCCGTTCATGCGGCCCGCATTCCGGTTGAAGAAAGCCAAGGTGATGGCTCGGATCAGCCGCGCCGTTGCTAAGGCCATTAAGAACGCAGGTGACGGCAAATGATCGAACCATCCGTCGCACTGCAGACTGCGTTGCGTGCCACCCTTATCGCTGACCCCGCAGTGAGCGCTCTGGTGCAGCCAGACCGCATTCGGGCTGGTTCTACGCGCCCTGATCGCTTCCCGTGCGTGATCATGGGCCACGCTCAAACGCACTACCTAGGCCGTGCATCCGGGGAGCAGCACTTGGCTAGGGTCAATCTCGATATGCATATCTGGGCAATTGAAGACGGTGCTGATACCGCCAAGGCCATCGGATTTGCCAGTTCAAAGACGCTGATCGGTATGGCTGATCAGCAGGACGGCTTCGCCATTGACCAGCTCGACCTACCGCGTGTCATTTGGATGCGCGACCCGCAGCCTGAACTGGCTTTCACCCACGGCCTGATAGAAGTCGAAGCGGTGATTAGGTGGCGGGCATGATTAGGGCTGGCGCGATGCGTGAGCAGATCACCTTTGAGTGCAAGCTAGAGACGGTGCAACCGTCTGGTGCAGTGCTAGTGCAATGGGTTCCTGAGCAGACCCTACGCGCAGAGCTGGTGCAGGAGAGTGCTGACGCCTTCCTGAGCAACGTAGAGCGCACCGAGGACCGTAAGGTGTTCAAGCTTTGGGCAACTAACTGGATCACCACAGATATGCGCGTGACACACGCAGGCTACACCTACCGGATTGCCCGGATCGTGCCACTGGATCGGCTCGGGCTGGAACTGCACTGCGTGAACGCGGTGAATGAAACATGAGCGCGCACCTGCGCGGTATTAAACCGCAAGCCAAAGTCACGAAAGATGCGCTAACCAAAGCACCGCCGGTGCCTGAGTATTTCAGCACCTATGCGGCGGGCGAGTGGAAACGGATCATGCCGCGGTTGATCAAGGACCGGGTGCTGACCAAAGCTGATCTGGCAGGCGTCGAACACTACTGCATGATGATTGGCGTGGTGCGCGAGATCGAAACCAACCGCTCTATAAACGGCACTGACATCGACGCCAAGCTGTTTGGCGTGCAGAACCGCGCGGCGCAAACTGCGCGCCAGCTTGCCGCTGAATACGGACTGTCACCGATCAGCCGTGTGCGTATCGGCACCAACGCTGATGACGGCGCGGATGACGACAACCCTTTGAATGTCCGGTGATCCATGACCAGCGCCAGTGCATTCCCCGCGTGGATATACGACACCAGCCCGATAGCCGATCCGTTGGGATATGGCGAAAGAGCCGTGCAGTTTTTGCGCCGGTTGCGTCACCCCAACAGCGACGCACCGGGCGCTGCCTTTCAACTTGCACCGTGGCAGGAAAGGATCGTGCGGCGCATCTATGGACCCAGACACCCGGATGGGCGCAGGATCGTGCAAAACGTGTTCTTTCTGGTGCCGCGCGGCAACCGCAAGACCAGCTTAGCGGCTGCGCTAGCGTTGCTGCACACCATCGGCCCCGAGCGGGTGCCAGCGGGGCAGGTGCTGTTTGCCGCTGCAGATCGTGATCAGGCTGGTATCGGCTTTCGTGAGGCCGCAAATATCGTGCGCATGGACAAGCGCCTGATCGCGGCGACACGTATCTATGATGCTTTCAACAGCGCTAAACAGATCGTGTTTAACGCTGAGAACGTAACGCTGCGCGCCCTTTCTTCTGACGGTGGTGCCGCGCATGGTCTGACACCGACTTTTACGTTGATCGACGAGATACACATCTGGAAAGGCCGCGACCTTTGGGAAGCACTGCGCAGTGGTGCAGCCAAGGTGCGCGACAGCCTGACCGTGATCGCCACGACTGCCGGACGCGGTGCCGAGACCTTGGCATCGGAACAGTATAATTATGCCCGCCGCGTCGCGCTGGGCGAAATCGACAACCCGGCCTATCTGCCTATCTTGTTTCAAGCCGAACCTGACGACGGCTGGCAGGATGAAACGGTATGGCATCGCGCTAACCCCGGCCTTGCACATGGCTTCCCGTCCATCGATGGCATGCGCGGCTTGGCTAAAGAGGCAGAGAACAAGCCCGCAGACCGGGCAGCGTTTCTGCAGTTCAACTTGAACGTCTGGCAGGCCAACAGCCGCGACCCGCTGTTTGACATGGCGACATATGACGCCCGTGTGTTCGAGCCGGACTTCGACGCACTGGCAGAGCTTCCCTGCTACCTTGGCGTTGATATGTCATTGTCTGGTGACTTGACCGCAGTGGTCGCGGCTTGGCGTCATGACGACGATCAGATCACGGTTCACCCTTGGCTGTTCGTTCCCGGTGATGACCTCAAGGAGCGCTCTGATCGCGACGGGTTACCTTACGAGGAGTGGCGTGATGCCGGTCTGATCTTTGTCACACCCGGCCCGATCATCGACGCTGGCCTGATTGAAGATCAGATCAAGGAGATCTGCGCGACCAATGATGTGCAAGAGATCGCAGTAGACCCACACCTTGCGCGCCGTCTGATGCAAAACCTGCACGATGACGGTCTACCCGTGATCGAATACCGCCAGACGCCGCTGAACATGGGCGTGGCCGCCGGTGATCTTGAGCGCACGGTAAACGGCGAGCTCATCCGACACGCTGATCACGCAGCGTTGCGCCAGCACTTCGACAGCGTGGTGGCCAGCCGCAATCCCACGTCCGGTCTGATCCGCATGCACAAAGGCAAGAAGACTGATCGTATCGACGGGGCAATCGCCGCCGCGATGGCGGTGTCACGCGCCTGTGCCGCTGAGACCAACTTGAGCAAATACAACGCACCTGAAGCCGAAGGGCTTTTCATATTTTAAGGATACTACCCCATGTCTGACCTTCCCGGTCTTGTCGTCGATATAGAAGCCCGCATCGACAAACTCGAAAAAGGATTAAAGCGCGCCAACGCTGCGCAGAACCGCGCCAGCGACCAAATGGAGCGCCGTGCGCGCCAGAGTGCCGATAAGCTGCGTGATACCTATGGCAGGGCTGGTGACGGTATCCTAGCGACGTTTAAGCGCCTTGGCCCCGGTTTGGCTGGTGGTTTGGTAGGTGGCCTGACCGTGGGTGCTTTGTCAGGCTTGTCGCAGAACCTTGGCCGGATCGTGAATGAGACAGCTCAGATCGGTGACGAGGCAAAAAGGGCAGGGGTCAGCGTTCGGGCTTTGCAGGAATGGAAGTTTGTCGGTGCGCAGAACCGCATCGGCATTGACCAGATAGTCGACGGTTTGAAGGAGCTGAACCTGCGGGCTGACGAGTTTGTCGTGACGGGGCAGGGCGCTGGTGCCGAAGCGTTCGCCCGCTTGGGGTATGGCGCTACCGAACTCAAGGCAAAGCTCGCAGACCCTTCGAAACTGCTGCTTGAGATCATCGGGCGCATGGAACGTATGGACGAGGCCGCGCGGATCAGGATCAGTGATGAGTTGTTTGGGGGGTCAGCCGGTGAGCGCTTTGCTGAGCTGGTCAGCCGTGGCGAAGGTAAACTGCGTGACACCATCCGCGCGGCCAACGATACCGGTGCAGTTTTGGATAGCGAACTTATAGAAAAGGCGGCTGAGCTTGACCGGCGGTTTGCAGCACTGAAGTCGCGCGCCGATGTGTTCATGAAATCGCTTGTAATCGGCATTGCAGAGGCAGTGCCTAAACTTGGAGAAGTGCGCAGTCACATCGACAACCTCTTTGATAATCCACGGCAGGGCAACGCGCTTTTAGGAGCGGGCATCTATGATGAGCTGAACCGTGATGCCCGCGCGGTGGAGACACACCGGACCGCGATTGAGGCGCTGGCAAATGCGTATGACGAAACTGGCTATATTGCTGAACGCAATGCGACCCGGCTTGCCAAGGTCGCGGCAGAGCTGCGCGCAATGGCGCAGACAGATGCAGCGAGCGCACTGGACCGGGTGGCGACTGAAATGCGCACGCTGGTCACCGATCTAGAAAACGGTGCCATCGGCGTGGATGAGTTTGAACAGCGGCTGGCGGAAACGACCGCAACGGCGCAGGCGACACTTGCCGAGGTGAACGCCATCGACGGTGTTGAATTTGGATATGTCATCGGTGGTTTGGGGCGCTTGGTCAAAGCACTCGCCACAGCGGCGGCGAATGCCCGTGCCCTGCGCGCAAGCCTGCCCGGTGCGTTACCGGGTGGTGATACAGATGCACCTACATACATGGACCCCGGCCCGAGGTCGCGCAACGGACACCGCGCCGAGACACCCGGCTTGGCGGTTGGAACATCTCTGCGCCCAGCGCTGCCCAGCATGGATGCCAGCTTTGGCACACCAGAGGCGGCCTCAGGTGGTGGTGGCGGTAAGGGCGGCGCGGTCGCGCCGCGGCAAAACGAGCTTGAGCGCGAGATCCAAAGTATCGCACGGGAAACCAATGCTTTGCGCCTTGAGGCCCAAGCGTTGGCAGAAGTATCCGGTGCGAAGCTTCGCTATGGTGATGCTTTGGAATTTGCCCGCACTAAAGCTGAGCTTTTGGCAGCGGCGCAACGTGCTGGTGTCGAAGTGACGCCACAGCTTGCAAGCCAGATCGATACACTAACCAAGGAATACACCGACGCGGGCAGCGCAGCTGAATTGGCGGCGGACAAGATAGAAGAGATCCAGAACGCCAGCCGCGCCGGTGCAGACCGGATTGCTAGCGTATTTGAGAGCATGGCGTCGGGCGCGAAGACTGCGAAAGAGGCCGTTGGTCAGCTGATCCTTGAGCTGATCAAGCTGGCGCTCAAGAAGCGGCTGCTTGAAGCTGCCAGCGGGGCAGGTGGATCAGTGTTCGGCAAAGTCCTGCAGGTGATCGGCGGCGGCTTTGCGGCGGGTGGATACACCGGCGCGGGTGGCAAGTTTGAACCTGCGGGTATTGTCCACAGGGGCGAGTATGTTCTTAGCGCCGCTGCGACCAAAGCTATCGGAGTGCCTGCCCTTGAGGAGCTGCATCAGAGCGCCCAAAGGGGCTATGCTGGTGGTGGCCTTGTAGGTGCTGCTCGCGCAGCATCATCGAATCCTATGGGCCGTGCCAGCGCCTCGACGCCCACAATTTCGATCAGTGCCCCAGTTACGGTGAACGGCTCAGCGGGCGCGCCGGAGCAGAATGCAGACTTAGCTAAGCAGATGGCTCGTGAGATCGAGCGGAGCATGCGCAATGTTGTGGTCTCTGAGTTAGCACGGCAAATGCGCCCCGGTGCCATGCTAAAGCGGGGATAAAGTTCTGCTAGGTTTCTGAGTTCAATGCGCATGTAATGCGATCTAGGGCTTCAGGGCAATTAACGCAGCTTTCTTGGCTTTTAGGTTGGCCGATTTTTTCTCGTAGATCTCTGCAAGCGCGTCTTCGTATACGTCAAGTAAGTCGAAATAATCGCCTTCGACTACCTCGTCTCCATGGGTCCCAAGATTTCCTACGATGCGCATCGCAGTCATCGATTCAGCTATTTCCGCATCCTGTGTTTTTTTCTCGAAGCTATCTATCCGATCAAAAAGAGTAAGTCGCTTCGGCTTTCCAGTTTTTAGCTGACCAAAGGAGGGAATTCCTTGCTCGTCAAGAACACGTTCAAGACTGGTCCTTAGTCGAGATGTTGACGCTGAAAGATCGGCCCAGAACAGTTGGAACGCAAGCTTCAGCTCAACCTCAACTGTCTTTGGTATGTTTTTTGAAATAGGGAAAAGCGGAGGAGCTGGGTGCATGCTGACGGGCCGAAGCCAAGTATTCCATCCGTCGTCTCCCGAACCGTCATAAGAATTAGAGTAGTAGTGATCGACCCCAGAGCGACCACTGATAGCGACAACTTCACCACATTTTGTGTTGTCGCAAACCAACATAGCAGTGAATGACTGGCGCACCCAGTCTGGTTCCCATTCCTCTACATCATGATCTCGTCGAGAATGTGCGGGTTCTAATATAATAACGGGATTGTCGCCTCGGCGAATTCGCCCTTTCGTGCACCGTGGGCATGGATAAGTGTTAGTGAACGCCTCATCGACAACTTTTCTCCAAGTAGATCGATCTACTGCCAT